TATACTAAATATGATATGTATTACTTTCAACAAAGCAAATCTTTTCTTCCAATTAAAGAGATACATCTTGTATTAAATGAAAACGCAAAGTTAAATGATGAAATCATCATTATCTCCACAAGTTCAAAAAAGAAAAATCAAGACAAAATTATTATCAAATACACTGTAACACAATATGACATTGAAAATAAATTTGTAAATATTGATCTCACCAGAAAATATCAAATTACTGGACTATATGTGAAAGCCAATAATGTTGTTTCGTGTAACACTAAGGCATTTGTTGAAACAAGTCTATTCTTATTCAATACAGGAAAACTAAAAGTTTCGGGATGTACTTCCGATAAAGGAGCACACGAAACGTTCAACGTCTTCAAACAATATTTTGATAAACTTGGATATGATATTATTTTGAATTCTCTTGATATCATTATGATTAATAGCAACTTTTCAATGAACTCAAGGATTGATTTGAATATTTTGGAAGAAATTGTCAAAGAAAAGGAGTTGATTTATAATTATGATACGTTGATTCATCCAGCTCTAAAAATCAAGTTCATGTATAATGAACAATATGATACTTGTGGAAAATGCGATTGTAAGAATAAATATAAACAAAATATGGTGTGCTCAGGAATTAAAAAGAGAAAATCAAATTGTAAAGCCATCACAATTCTGGCGTATTCAACAGGTAGTATTCTGGTTATGGGGACAAATAGCTTTGACCAATTAAATCATTGTTACAATTATATTCGTTCGTTGCTGGAAATTAATATGGATAAGATTAAAATTTGAACGTGTCCTGTATTTAATGAAAAAGTGCGTCAAAATTTGAAAATTATTTTATAATATAGTTTTAATTACGATTATGGTTTCCAAATCAGAAGATTATCTTGAGGTTGATACACAGGTTCCAGGTCAGAATTTTGTTTGTATTTCTTTCATTTCCCCAGAGCATGTTCTTAAACAGAAAGATCGCTTTTTTTTCAATTCTTACATCAAGTCTCTTGAGGTAAATGATTCGGGCGTTGCTTCTGTAAAGCCCGATGAATTTGAAAAGAATTTTGATGATTATGTTTCTGTCAATTCTCAGGAACTAGAGGAAGAATTTCACAAGAAGCATGATTTCCAGACTACTGTTCGCGGTGTAAAAGTTCGTGGGACATACAACACAATTGATGAGGCTAACAAGCGAGCTGCTGATATCCAGCGTCTTGATCGTAATTTTAACGTGTTCGTCGGTCAGGTCGGATACTGGCTCCCATTTGATGCCGAACCATCCGATGTTGCGAACAACGAATATCTCGAGAAAGACCTTAACGAACTTATGAAGCAATACAAGTCCAATCAGATCAAAAAGGAAGTTTTCTATCAGGAACAAATTGATGAAACAAAGAAGAAGGCTCTAATTGAGGCGGAAGCTCAGAAAGCCGAAAACGCGGCTTCGTCTGCAATGGAAGCTCTTGGCGTTGAGGAAACCAAACAGGAGTAAATAAAAGGTTGAACCAAAATATAAAGGGTTCTTTATGCTTTCGTGGCTTAATGGTAAAGCGACATCCTAGTAAGATGTAGATTCCGTGTTCGATTCACGGCGAAAGCTACATACTAAATTCTATTTTAATATTAATTTATTTAGGTTTCAATTAGTAGAAGCCGATTTTAAGTATTCTATGAGATTGAGTCTTTCATCTTTCTTCTTAATTCCTGAAAATACCATTTTTGTGCCTTTCATGAATTTTTTCGGGTTTAATAAATAATCAAATAAGTTTTTCTCATCCCATATTATACCCGAATCCTTATTAGCTTTGGAATATGAATAACCATCTGCTTGCCCAGATTGTCTACCGAAGAAATTCCACAAATTTGGACCCTGTTTGTGTGCTGCCCCTTTTTCAATTGTATGACACTGGGAACATTTTGTTTTGAAAATCTTAGCACCTTTAGCTTCACTCATATAATTACAATTATAAAAAATTTCATAAAAAAACAACAATGTGATGTCAATTTAAAAAAGAAAAAACCTAAAAGGTTTTTTGTAAAAATGATGAAACAATTCGTTTTGCTCTCAAAGATTATATGAGTATTTACTTTGTGTTCGTCATAACTCCTTAAATTTACCCTTATTTTGGGCAAAAAGTAAAAAATGTTTGAAAATGACCCCCCAAAAAGTATATAATTATTACAACTACTTCCTAATTGATACGCACTCTTCATAGACTGCTTTCCGGAAGTATTAGCAATATGGCCGATCTTAATAATCATTGTTTTACTAATGAAACTTTGCGTGAGGCTGTCAAAATTTTTCTTGCCAACAAGACGACTGCCGAGCAAATTTATGGCCCTATTGGGTCGTGGAATGTATCGAAAGTAACTTGCATGGAACAACTTTTCATGTATACTATCGATTTCAATGAAGACATTTCCGGATGGGATGTATCGAGTGTTGAGAATATGGGTGCTATGTTCTATGGTGCTACAAATTTCAACCAAGACATTTCCGGATGGGATGTATCGAGTGTTGAGACTATGCGTTATATGTTCCATATGGCAAAGAAATTTAACACTCCTCTTGATAAGTGGCGTGTGAATAATGTGAAAGTCATGTACGGAATGTTTATTGGTGCTGAAAGTTTCAACCAAAACATCAATTCTTGGAATGTTTCTAAGGTGACCAACATGGAACAAATGTTTTATGATGCATACAACATGGATGTTGGCAAGAACGCGTCTTGGTACAAGGACACGTCTTGGTACTGAGACAAAAGAAAAAGCTAAAAGGGCCTTACGGCCACAAAAACGAAAAAAAATCAAAAAAGGGCCTTACGGCCACAAAAACGAAATAAATCAAAAAGGCCCTTACGGCCGCAAAAACGAAAAAAAATCAAAAAGGCCCTTACGGCCACAAAAACGAAAAAAAACCGAAAAAAAGAAAAAAGAAAAAAAAGGTTTTTTCTTTTTTTTCAAAAAAGACAACAAAATGATGTCAATCTTTGTTAAGTATTTTCAAATCATCGTTTAATAGAGTTGCTTCTCCATCTTCATTCCATTTAAATTGGACTGCGTGGATTTCAACGCCTTTTTCTTTTGTTTCATAGAAACAATCACGATATATTTTATCAATTACACTTGGTGTGAAACAATTGACATCTTCACGTTGGATTACATAACAAATTATAGCACGATAATCTCCACTTTCGTGAATCTTTTGAAGATCATTTAAATGTTTAAGTGCACGAGTCGAAATAGGAGTTTTTGAATTTTTTCTATATCCGTCAGGAAAATAAGCGATCTTCTCATTGTAAGCCTTTGAATCATAAATGCTCATATCAATCTTCTTCTTGTCCTTAGAACAGCAATCAACATAATCAGCAAGAGGAACACTCTTAATTTCCAATACAAATGGCTTATCATTTTCATCAACACCAACAAAATCAAATCTTGAATTTGTAATCAAACTTATCTTTTGTTCACGTTTGAAGGTTTTGGCTTTGAGAAAACCCAATTCATTCTGTTTCAAACAGGTATCAATTAACTCTTCAGCAAGTTTTGGATTGATTCCAACTACAATATTTGTATCTAATTTCGGTTCATTAACAATTGATAAGTCAGCACGAAATTTACAGACATTTTTGGGATTACCCACATTTGTCATTAAAATAGAATGCTCTTTGTCACATAACCCGCAACAACCAAGTGATGGCGAGTGACATAGGACACTCTCATCATTCAATAATACGTCGGCAACATAAGGTGTCTTACACGTCTTTGATGGACGTTTGATAACTGTACCTTGAACAACATCTAATTTCTTTAAAATACTCATTTTTTTCTTACTAACCTATATTACACTTTTCAAGGTTGTTTTTTCAAAAATTTTTACACGTATTATATAAAGATACTATGGAAGACAATGATGGTGTATCAGTAGATCTATCAAAGGATACAGAAAATTCATCAAAGGATACAGAAATTCCATTAAATGATATAGAAGAATGGACGAATACACATAAATATGATATCAGAAGATTGATTCATAAATCAAAAGTTCAAAAAGAATATCATCGGGTAGCCGCTCAATATTGTCAAAAATGGGGACATATTTTGGAATTACCCCCAATATTATTTCCGATAATACTGGCACCAATATCTTCGACATTTGATTCGTATAATTGGGTTGTATATATGAATATGACCGGGTTTATTATTTCAGGTTTATTGGCGGCTATTGTTAAACATTATAACTTTTCAGTTTTAGCCAAGGAACATATTGATATTTCAAGAAGTTATGTCGAATTAAAGGATAATCTACGGAATGAATTAAACAAAAAAAAGATTTATCGTACACAAGTTACCGAATTTATAAATAGTTCTTATAAACAATATCATAATCTAATGAACATATCTCCATTTATGGAACAACATATTATAAATAAGGTAAATAGTGAAAAAAATAAAAAAAATAAGAAACATGATGTAGATTCAATTGAAGAAATGGTTACTAGAGAAATGGAACATATTAAGATGATGAATATGAAAAACAATATTAAGAAGGATACTGAAGAAAAGGAACAATCCGCTTATGGTTCATTAGAAAATTGTTAAAAAAGCAAAATTACCTTATTGTAATTCTACTCGATTTTTTAATTTTTATATTGTTTTTAAATACACGAATTTAAAATTCCAATGATGTGGTCTGTCACCATTAAGAACAGAATATATTGCTCCTATTGAAAAATTTATTGAGTATACTATATTAGCTTCTTCAATAAATGATGGAACATGATAGAATATTTTATTTAACTCTACATTATTATTATCCCATACCTTAAAAGCATTTGCTTTATCTTCTTGTTTTAATCTATTATTTTTTCCTCTTAAATCATTTCCATTTGTATCAGAATCCCCAAAATACATTGTTCCATAAATATTAGTTTTCATATTATTTTCAAGTACTAATTCATGATATTTATCATCATAGCCATCCATATGACAAACTTTATCGTAACCAGGATTTCCAAATTTTTTTACATCATCTAATGGAGCAAAAGCAAACATTACAAGTTGATGTATTGGTGTTGATTTATAATATAAAACACCTTCCATATTATGTCCATTCCAAATTCTTCCGTTTACATCTTTTAAACGACCAAAATTAGAAATAGAATAAGGTAAATTATTTCCCATTTTTTCTTTACGTTCCATTTCTAATTTATCAACCAAAATAAAGTTTTCACAATAAACATGATTTTCTTTTTTAATCAACATATTATTTTCAAGACAATAATCTTTAATCTCCTTTAGTGTTTGTGAATTATTATATTCATTTGTTTTAACAAATGTATATTTATTTTCTTCAAAAATTAATTCGGTATCTTCACCATTATTTTCTAATATTTTAGATATTTTCCTTCGGATTGTCTCATTACCATCAAATAACATTGAAGCACAATGAGATGAACTGTAATATGATATAATTTTATTATTTTCATCTAATATTGGTTCATCATTTTTAAAGGCATGTAAAGGTATACCCAATGTTTTTGCTCTATTTTCTTTCATAATATTTGAATGAGGAACAAGTGTTGCTCTTATCTTATTTTGTTCTTGTGTGACAATTTCCAAGAAATTTATATGACATTTTTCGTGATTACCTTTAATGTGATCTACCTCAGCATCCTTCTTACCAAGATTACCTTTATTTTTCATAAAATTTCTCCAATCAAATTTAGGAAAGAAAGACCATACTTGTAAATGATGTCTTAATATTTTTTGCGGAGTTCCATTTATAGATAGATTAACTCTATTAGTGCTATCACCAACCATATCAGTAATCTTCTCTTTACCTTTTTTAAGTTTACGTATTCTTATTACATCACCTTCACAATTTATTCTATAATCATTAGAATAACAAACAACAGTTCCATTTTTATCTAATACGATAACTGGTATGTAATCTTTAACACTATATATTTTTGTTTTATCATATCCGTCAAAATTTGGTATTAAATAAGGATTACCAGCATAACATAATATATTTTTCTTTTTATATTTTTTTATCATTTTAATATAACGATAAAAGGACTTTGAATTTCCTTTTGAAAATAATGTCATATTTGATAATTTATACGGATCAAACAGTTTAATATCGTTTATATAAATCATAGTCATTGTTATATATATTACAATAATTTTTTAAGATATATTTTAAAACATTTTTAAAATTTTTATAAGGAATTATGACTAACAAAGTTATATTTCTGGTAAAAAAAGCAAAATACCTAATTGTAATTCTACTCGTTTTTTTAATTTTTATTTTGTTTTTATATTTTTTAATTTTCATATTCGACATCAATAACTTTGCCGAGCATTACAAGGGAGTTAGAATCCATAACAGCAATACGACCTAGTCCAGGTGTCTTGTCGTAAGGCTCAAGAAAGAATGGCTTCGAGGGTTCAAATACTACTTCCGCATTTTCACCACGTTCAAGAGATTCCGGAGTTTCAAGTTTAGTTCCACCAGTCTTCTTACCCATCTTCCAATTGATTGCGGTCATCTTACAAGAACACTTTGCTGTTCGAACATGAATAATAGGACAGAATCCAGGTTTTAGCTTACCCGGATGATCCTGAACAGAAACCATTGCTGTGAACTTCTTAACAGGCTTACAGATACCGTCTGTTGTTTTGTAAATTACGTCACCCGCTTTTGGCATATTATCTTTCTGAAGACCCTTAATTGACATACCAATATTATCACCAGGAAGGCATTCGGCGAACTTCTTATGATGCATTTCCATAGAGAACATCTTACATCCAGTGATGTTGTTGGGAGCAAAGGAAAGAAGATCATCAACTCTAGCAACACCCTGTTCAATACGTCCGGTAATAATAGCACCAACACCCTTAATGTTATAAACACCAGAAACCGGAATACGAAGAGGAGCTTCAATGTTACGCTTGGGTGGAGTTACAAATTTTTCAAGAGCATCAAAAAGTGTTACACCCTTAATCTGTGTCGTGGGATTAATATTAGCAACCCAACCATCATACCAAGACATCTTGTCAGTGGGCTCTGTGAGATTATCACCATTAAAACCGGAATAGGGAATAAAAGGAATTTTCTTGGGTTTCATACCAACTTGCTGTAGCATAGTGCTCATCTCGGTCTTAATCTCATCAAAACGCGTCTGTGACCAATCGCAGGAATCCATTTTATTAATACCTACAATTACTTTCTCGATACCGAGAAGAGCAAGAATACGAGCGTGAAGACGTGTCTGACCCTGTGGGATCCCTGTAGAGCGGTCTCCCTTAGCAATAGCCGACTCAAAACCACCCTTTTCAGCAGGAATGAGAATGAGAGCAGCGTCAGCTTGACCTACACCTGAAATCATATTCTTGATAAAGTCAATGTGTCCAGGAGCATCAATAATAGAATAATGATAAGAATCAGTGTAAAACTCTTTTGTGTTACAATTGACAGTAATACCACGCTCACGTTCTTCCTTGTTAGTGTCCATGTAATAGGCAAACGCAAAACTGGATTTTCCGTTTGCATCAGCCTTCTCCTGAAGCTTAGCCATTTCACGGGCATTGATACCTCCAAGATTGAAAATAAGATGACCTGTTGTTGTAGATTTTCCGGAATCTACCTCACCGCACACTACAAGAGAAATATGCTGCTTTTCACGAGAATCTGCCATAATTGATAATAATAACTTTCAAATACCTACTTTTTACAATAAATTTCTCAAAACATTTTTAAAAAAATTATAAGGAATTTTAACAAACAATTTTAAAATATACTGTTATAAAACAAAATTCCTTATTACATTGAATTTTCTGAAAATGATATAAAGCCTATGACACCTAATATTATAATAAGTAATATTATAGTTATAATAATGTATAACTTGTATTTCTCAAAAAAGTCATCATCATCATCATCATCATCATCATCATCATCATCATCATCATCATCATCATCATCATCATCATCATCATCATCATCATCATCATCATCATCATCATCATCATCATCATCATCATCAT